CATCTTGCCAACAAACCAGCATACAAAAGCGCATGCGAACCCAAAAGGGCTCCTCCGCACATTAAAGTGTTGGTTCGTTCGGTTAAAGTACAAGCAGTCAAAGCAGATAACAAGGAAATCCCAACTTTCCGCCTAGCTGTCCTTTCAAAGGTAAGAAAACTGCGGGCATTACAAAACATATACGCCCCAGACACTAATCTATTGGTAAAAAACCAGGTTGGAAATCTGCCCAAGAAGTTAGAAAGACGGACTCCCATGGACTCAAATTGATCTTTAATAAAATCAAAAGATTCCTCTAAGGAAGCCTGTTGTTCATCGTTTTCGCCATCATTCTTACGGTCACATTCGTCGTCATGATCACAGGGGAGACATACTTCCGAATTGTCATCGTCTACATCTCCCACAATTTCTCTCAATTCACTACAAAGTTCGTCTAACTCAGCGATTGCTTCACATTCACAAAGATTATGAGCCAAATTGCAAGTTTCACAATATTTACGTGATGCCACAAGACCTTCGCCCTTCCTAATTAATCTACGTTGGTTTTCAAAATGTTGTTTACATTTAGTAGTTAAAAAACGGAGAGCCTGATCAATAGTTCTAGGTTTGTTATCCTTGACACCATCAATGTGACGTAAATGAGAGTTGTCCCCACCTTGTTTTTTCTCTAAAGGTGTGTAAATTTGTAAATCCCAAATATCATTCACTAATGAATCTCCCGGGAAAGTTTCAAGAGCTTTTGCGCTATCAAGACGACCGTCCCGAAGAGCGAATTCCTCTTTTACTTCTACTTCCAAATGTACATCGGCACGTCGAACAATTGAATATGGGCAAATAGACCCAACATTCGCATGTTTTGCCAAGGGAGCGTTTGAAGTAATTACAAATACGCGAGGTCTGATTTCAATCTTTCCTTTTTCATGAAGATCAGCCTTATTTGCGTAAGTAATCATATTATTGTTGATGTCAATAATGCGTTCAGTGGGCGCTTTATCCAAAAAATCAGATTTAGTATTACCAAGATCATCAAAGAAAATCCCAGTAGTGTGCCCCTTTAGTGAAGAATCAAACTTATCAGATTCCTTAATTATAGCAGTATTTTTCGCATTAGGATCAACACCTGAAGCCGCCAAACAATCGGCCATTACAACTTGGGCAATAGTAGTCTTACCACGACCAGAATCTCCCCAAACATAAACTGTAAAAGGAGCGAAACGCATGGAGCCATCAATTCGTTTGGCCTGATAGGCTGCACGATTTTTCCGAAGAACATCAATACGTTTTTCTAGATACCCTTGTTGCCAGGTACCTTTAGCAGATTTAAACAATCTCTCAGATAAAACTAAAGCCTCGTCCAACAACTGACTATATTCAATGTCATTAATTGTTCTTAGCTCTCCCTTGATTGTGACTTTTTTTCTCATGAAGGTTAAAAACCATAGCGTGTTCATGCAATTCCAATAAAGGAAAATACAATTCATCTAAGGTATTGCTGTCATCATTAGAAAAGAACAAGGGCCTAAAGGATCTCTGTTTGAAGCATTCATAACCGCCTTCGATAAAATAAACGACGGTGTCCAATACAGCACCAACTAAATCAATAGCTGTGCTATGCTTCGAAATAGTACCAACTCGAAAAAGATCAACACCCTGCACCGACCATTTAAGATTAGTGACAGAACACAATCCAATGGAAGCCGCAATTGAAATAAGTGCAGAAATCTTTCCGAACATAGGTGCATTACGGATAGCGTCCCAATTCTCACGGAGATCTGGAATTTTGCTTAACCATTCAGAACCAGTTGGCATTTTCTTCCCAAAAATCGCTGATTGCTGTTCGAAAATATTATATCCAAACAAATCCTTACACCACTTAACAGTGTCCTCTTGAGCTAAGATTTGCTCGCAAAGGCTGCCAGTTGTTAGAGCTCTCAATGATAAGACAATTTGAGCCGCAATTTGTGCAGGGGTTTCCAAAGCAGGTAGAGTAATAGCCAATGCACCAATAACCTCCAAAACTTCCATAAGTTTGGACGTATGGGCTTCAGCTTTCATCGACAAAAGTTTATCTTTAGCTAGATCAACGATACTAGCAGGATACAGCTTTTCGACTAGGGACTGATGAACGAAATCTACATGTGGTTGTGAAAGA